GTGGGTTGGTAGATTGGTAAGTTGGTAGATTGGTAGGTTGGGAGATTGTCCAAATTGGTAAGTCGAGATGAAACATGGAGGAACAAGCGATCAGGGGGATAGAAGCATTGAATTCAGTTCCAACTCATTTTTTATACATCAAAAAGGCATTTAAATCCAAAGAGGATAAGCCATGGACACAGTGGACGGTGCCTTGCTTGACTCTAGAACATCTGTTCTATATAATGAATACAACAAATGGTCTTTAGAGCCGGGAGAAACACATGGAAGAAAATTTACTAAAGGGAGGTCAGGTGGCAGAGATATTACACATCAGCCGATCCTTTGCTTATTTGTTGATGAAGCGAGGCGAGATCCCAACGGTGCGGATGGGAAATGCGGTACGTGTAAGACCGGAAGACCTCGAACGATACATCCATGAACGGTGGATCAAGACCCGAAAAGAATTTAAGGTCGATGGTTGAACCAGTAAAAAAAGTTAAAAGGGTGTCCAAAATTTTAATTCACCCGGAATTGAAAGGAGCCAGAGCATGGAAGAAATTGAAATCCTCCAACAACAGCTTAAACAAAAGGAGGGCGAGTTATTGAAATCACAACTGGAGTTGATCGACACCCGTCTCACAAATCTAACGTGCAATCAGGAAGATCATGAAACGCGCCTGCGCATTGTGGAAACTTCACGCATCCGCTTTGAGACCCTGGCGTGGCTTGCTTTTGGCGGCGGTTTCTTAAGCCTGATCAATATCATCTCCCAACTCCTGCATCTTAACTTATGAGATGCCAAGGAACCGATTCGCCATGCCCCGCGCAAAGAATAGACCCACAGGCCGCAGAGGGGGAGGCCAGCCAGGGAACAAGAACGCCCTCCGGCATGGCTTTTATTCAAATCTTTATACCGTCAAGGAAGGCAGGGAGCTCAAGGACAGCGTTATCGAAGATGAGCTCATGCTTGCCCGCCATAAACTCAGACGCATCGCCGAGCTCACGCCGCTTAATCACGGCGATATTTCTCAGATCGAAATTGCTTTGCTCCAAATCCTTAACAGTCTGCTTATTTCCATCAATACCATCGAGCGCACTCGTTTACTTGCTCGTGGTCACGGCGGGCAAATTGGCGATGACATCCTGACCGCACTTCGGGAGATGAACCCTTATGAAGACCTCGAATGAAAGTAACACCGCTCCGCGTAATCCCACGTTCGCCGGACGCATCGCCCGCCGCCTGCTCAATTCAAGGTTCGGGCGCTCACTTGTCAGTGAGCTCAAAGCCAGCCCCATCACCGACGATAATTTCTTTCCTTCCGGTATGACCGGCAATTATAGAGATCGGTACGACTACGACCGCACCAAGATTCAAGCCGAATGCCTGCGCGCATGGCGTGTTAACCCACTCACCCGGCGCATTGTCAATCTTATTTCTCAATTCGTGATCGGCAAGGGCGTGAGCATCGAGACCGACCACAAAGGCACACAGAAATTTTTGGATGAGTGGTTCAACCATCCTCTCAACCGCATTCATTCGCAGTTGAAAGGCTGGAAGGATGAAGGCACACGCACAGGTAATCTGTTCTTTTTGTTCTCGGTCGATAAGGTTTCCGGTATGAGTTTTATTCGTGCCGTGCCTGCCGATCTTATCAAGGACATTCAAACAGCAGATAACGATGTGATGCAGGAAACGCATTATATCAAGACCGAGATCAATGACTCTCCGTGGGTCGCTTATGACCCTAACATCGAGCAAGAGCAATTCATGGTTCATTTTGCGGACAATCGCCCGGTCGGTACTTCATGGGGTGAGCCGGACTTAGCCCCGATGCTGCCTTGGATCGGTCGCTTTAGTACATGGCTCGAGGATCGAGCCAGGCTCAATCACTTCCGCAATTCCATTATGTACATTCTGCGCCTGAAAGGCACAGTGGACAAAGGCGAGAAGGACCGGCGAGCCGCAGAGCTCAATGCCAACCCGCCCAAGCCAGGGAGTGTTCTTGTCACGGATGAGGGCGAAGATTGGGGCATCCTCACGCCGCAGCTGGACGCTTTCGACGCTTCGCTCGACGGCCTTGCACTTAAACGCATGGTCGCAGCCGGTATCGGTATGCCCCTTCACTGGCTGGCAGAGCCGGAGGGTAGCACCAGGACAACCGCGGAAGCCGCAGGTACGCCGTCTTTCCGCGCACTAATGGACATGCAAAATACTTTCCTCGATATGTTGGTCTCTCTGGCAAAGATCGCCGTTCAGGTACGAAGGCGCTATGACCGGCGCGTGAAAGCGGATGCTGAGATTTTTGCCAGGGGAGCAGATATTACCGAAAGAGATAATGCCAATCTTGCTCTCGCCGCCTCGCGCATGTTCCCCGTTCTAACGGAATTGTTCGACCGCGGCGGCATCGATGAAGCCGAATTAATGCGCCTCACCTATCGCATGGCCGGAGAGATCTTCGAAGATCAAGTACCGTCCATGCTCAAAGCGCCATTGAAACAGGCCGGCAGATCAGCGCCAGGCGCAGACCCGAACGCGCCCGACCCAAACGCCCAGCCCGACCCAAGCCCACAGGAGTAATTCCATGACGAAAAAAGTTTATCCCATCTTGTACAGCCTGCCCACTCTCGAAAAGCTCAACCTGCCCGCACGAGCGGAGACCATTTCTCAAATCGAAAGCGGCGCCCTCGATCATATTGACTTCACCGCCCGCGTATTCAACACCGCACCCAATCGCAACCACATCACTTTCAAAGCAGAGGATCTGAATTCGTTCGCCGCGAGCTTTGCAACCATGCCCTTCCTGCGCAATCATGATCAATCTGATATTGGAGCGAGGGATGGAACGATCTTGCACAGTGAATTGAATGGCAGCACGTTCGAGCAGACCATCAGCCTCACCACCCGCCGCGGCATGCTCGACTTCATCGAAGGCCGTATAGACCGCTTTTCCATCGGCTGGAATTACGACGATGCCATTTGCACAGTCTGTAATTCCTCGATCTTTTCCTGCCCTCACATGCCAGGTACGAGCTATGACTATAACGGTAAGTCGAAGGTGTGCGAATTGTTGTTCATCAATCCCAAAGGCAAGGAGACCTCGGCGGTCAATACTCCCGCCGTGGACGATACGACCATCCTTGCACAGCTTCAAGCCTATAAGTTCAAGAACGAGGCCCAGTCTCTCAAGATAATCAGCGGGAATTCGCCCGCTTTGATAATTAGAAATCGAGGATCTATGAAAAAATCGCTTCCATCGGGCGAACCCGTTTTGGGTGAAGCCCCAACAACAGAGTTGGAAACGGAACAGGAAGCCGTTGATACTTTGCTTGGCATCAGCAATCAGAATTTGATTGCTCAATGCGAACACCTGCTCAATGCAGGTCTCTCGTCTTCCCGTCTTCCTGAATTGACCCAGGCCAGGCTCCGCAAGCAGTTCGCAGGCAAGGCGTTCAAGGCCAGTGAGCTCACCGCTGCCATCGATGAAGCGAAGGCAGAAGTAAGTTCGCTTCTCGCCGGCTCGATGGTGCGTGGACCCTCCCGCGTGAGCGGTATGTTCAACAGTACCGATCAATTCCAATGCGCCGTGGATGACCTGCTCGGAGCGCCGCGCGACCCAGACAAGGTTAATTTGAAGGTCGCAAAGCTGACCGGCATCCGGGAAGCTTATTTGCTGGCCACCGGTGACCGTGATTTCCTCGGCGGTTATTTCCCCGAATTCGCTTTGGGTGACACGACTTCATTCCCTGTCGTCGTCAAGAACGCCATCAATAAGCGCCTTGTCCAGGCTTGGAATAAATACGGCGCGGCCGGCTACGACTGGTGGAAGTACATCACCAGCGTCGAGCATTTTTCCAGTTTGCAGCAGATCGACTGGCTGATCACCGGCACGATCGGTTCTCTGCCAACCGTGGCAGAGCAGGGCGAATATGGTGAACTGCCCATCGGTGACAACGGAGAGACTTCCGATTGGACGAAGTACGGCGGTTACATCGGCCTGACGCTCGAGGCCGTGCTTCGAGATGATGTGCGCGCCTTCAAGCGCCTGCCCGATGAAGTTGCCATGGGCGGCATGCGCAATATTTCGGCGCAGGTCTCCGCCATCTTCACAGCCAACAATGCCATTGGTCCCACGCTCTCGGACACCGGCGCTCTGTTCAACAACACCGTCACCACCACCAAGGGCGGACATGCCAATTTGCTCACGACCGCTTTAGGCACGGACCTGACCGCATGGCGAACCGT